ATATACAAAGTTAATGTAGATGGGATTTCCCCTGGGAGGAGGGTATTTAATTTAGTTTGTTCTATATATGCTTTAGATATTACTCCATATTTAGGAGGCATAGATAATGCTCTAACCAAATAATCATCTTGTGTCACACTACGTAATTGGGTTGAAAAATTAGATGTAGCATTTTGACGTATTTCTTCATTTGTATCACCATCACTACCCCCAGAAGCTGCTCTTGGGTTAGTTACTTGAAGTGAATTAAATGTATCATTTGCTAAATTACTAACTAAACCTGCAACTTGGAAATTTACTGTATTGTTTGAAAATGTTACTAAACTTCCAGCTGGAACGTTTGCTGTTGCACCACCCCCAGTTAAATATCTTACTGTTAATGTAGTATTTGAAGGGGCAATACCATAAGTATCTGTAAATATGAAGTTTTGTGGTGAATAGGCAGCTGTAAGCTTATTTTTTTCAAAAGGTAAACCAATACCTACATTATCGGAATTTGGTGTTACTTCTTCGTTTACATCACTTGAAGTACCCGAACCAAATTGAATTTGTAGGGTAGTAGGTGATTGGAATCTAGTAGCAAATCTACGAGACACTTGTTTTAATTTGAGTAAGTATGGTGTGTCACCTTCTTGAGATGAGAAATTAGGATCGTTTGGATTTGTGTTTTTTATAGAATCAAACACCATTTCTTGTCCTAAATGAGGTACCTCATACCACACATTACCATCTGAATCTTTAATATCTAAAATACCAATAATATTATTTGCTGTAATAGTACGAGTATCAAATTCTTTAGGGGAAGAAAAAGTAAATTCTTTTTCAACAATAGTAGCTGAAATAGCTTTACGTGTCTTTTTTAATAAAAAGCTATTAATAGTAGCCCCACTTTGTTCATATATAGAAACTGTTGTAGGATCTAATGATGATGAAGTATCGAAGTCTACTGGGTCTTCTACTAAAAATTTAATATTAGTATTGGATGTAGATGTAATTTGAGAATTTTCTCCTATTAATAAAGCATAATTATAATCTGGGACTGTATTAGCTCCACTACCAATTGCCGGTACAGTTTGATAAAAATCTATATCAGTTAAAGCTACACCAGTTACTTTAGGTTTATAACCCATCATGTAAGCTAAATCATATAAATTTTTAGCTTCACGAGCATATTGTAAAAAGGTTTCTTGAAATTGGTTATCTTGGTAAAATGATAAAACATCACCTACATACGAAGATAATTCCATAAACATCATACCTGGGGATGTCTCTGTAAAATCATTATACGTTGTTGGGAAGTATGTTTTAGAATAGTTAATTAAATTCTGTCTAAGATTCCCAAAATCTCGATTAATATATTTTATGTCTCTATTTATAGCCATTAGTCAAAGGTTATATTTAATTCGTCAGTTATGCTAGTATTTTGTACACTATATTGTAATAATACATTTATAGTGTTTATGTCTACTTGGGTAGAGACTTCAAGATTTTCTATGTTAATACTAGGAAAATAAGTACCTAGTTGAGATTGAATATCATCTTCAAGAAATTCTAAAGTATCATCCGAAATTTGTTGGAAAATAAATTGCCTTAAATTTCCACCAAAATTAGGATTTAATGGACGCTCTCCTTTATTAGTTAAAAACCAATTGATTAAATTATTTTTAATTGATTCCTGTGTTGTAAAAGTAGTATTAAAGCAAGCGTTTCCATTAAAAGGTAAAGATACCCCTACACCTACACTAGGTTTAAAATCAATTGGTGATATGGTTTGAGCGTTATAGGCCATTATTTACTATTCATTATATCCATAATTTGGTCTAAACCTAAATCACCAGCACCTAAAGCTGAACCTTCACCAGATGTTGGACCTGATGGTCTAAATGTACCAACATCATTTGTTGATAGATTTAAATTACCTCCAGCAGCTGACATTTGGGCTAACATTTGTTCTCTAAATGCTTTTTGTGCTTGTGGGTCTGGAGTTGTTTGTGGGGTTGCTGCAACTGAAATGTTTTCTGTAATTGCAGGTTTCGGAGAACGAACTGCTTCAAGAAGAATATCTTTTAATTCCTCTTGGATAGCAGCTTTCACTTCTTCTCTAATTACTTTTCTTAATTCTGTTAGTTTCATGATTATAAATATTGATTTAATATGCTTTTAAATTATCTCTATCAATGATAAATTTAATTTCGTTAATTAATACTTGAGGGTCTGATGCAAATGAAAATTCACTAGCAATAAGCACAACACCTGAGGCGTTTAGACCTACTGCTCTTCTTTGGGTTACGGTATCAGTATAAGGTTTTTCTTCAATCTCTAATCTAAACCCTTTATATAAAGATCCATCATCTGTTTCTCCTGCTGATAATTGTATTGCTACTGTAGCTAATACATCAGGGGATAATTCGTTTAAAGTAGAATTAGGAGAACATAGTGTTATAATTTCATCTATTGGGGCTAATGCTTGTACTATTTTAGTAATCATAGTATTAACTCCATTTAATGGGACTGAAAAATTACTAACTGCACCTCTTAATGGTGGTATACGTGGGCTACCTTCTTTATCAAATTTAATAATTTGATTAACTGTATTTAAATCTGTGATTATAGATCTAATAGGGGCTAATACCACTGCTAACCCTGCTACTTTAGCTAACTGGTTTGCTATGAAGGCTGATAATTCTATACCTGTAGATGTGTTTTGGATTCCATCAGCTATGTCCCCCGTTGTATCAGCACTAACTTTTAAATTATTAACTTTTACTTGTTGATTATTTAAGAATTCAACTATACCATCCCTTTGTCTTATAATATTTTCTAGTACATCTTGGGTAGGGCATAATCTGTCTTTTACTTCTTGTAGTTTAGCCGGATCAGTTAGTGATGATAATTGCTCTAACTGTTCGTCTATACCCAATTCTTCTCTAACTTCGGCTTTTTTCGCTTCGAACGTATCTAACCCGGTTTGTTCTATCATGTTAAGAATAGAAGGTAAACAAGTTTTAGCTAATACTTTAGTTATATTACCTGCTAATTGACCTAATCTTTGAGTACCTTTAGGTTTTTGGTCTTCGGGAATATTTTTATCTAAATCATCTTGTACGGATTTAAAGATACCTGTAATAAAATCTAATTTGAATTTTTTACGTTCTTTTTCCTGCTTTTCTTTATTTTTTTCTCGCTTTAATTTTTTAGCATCTTTAATACCCTTAAATCGGTTTTTAACTTGGAATTTTCTTACATCACTTTGGTATGCTAAACGTTGGGAAGTTGTCCATTCTTCAGGATCAACCCTAGTAAGGGGATTAGTAGGTTCACCTATTTCCTTATAAAATTCTATAACTTCATCTTCGGTGGGTAATGGGATATTAATTCCAGCAGCTTCTAAAACTACATCAGCAAACGATTGGTCTTCTACTGATTCTAAGTTCTCAAAAAACGCCTTAGTATCTTTTAATTTTTGTAATACTCCCATTATTCTACTTTTACAATATTAGACTTTAAACCATCAAGTTGGGTTTGGTAAGTATCTAGATTATTACTTATTGTACGTGCTGTTGTTGCCGTTGGTTCTAAAAGAACACCATTATTACCTATTTGAGATCCCATTATTTTAAGTAATGATGACAAATCGCTAATTAAATTTTGTAATAAATCTACAGTTGAGTCTCCTAATAAAACAGACTCTTCAGCTTCTCTACTTCCTAATAATACTTGACCAGATTCTAAAATAATAGGCCCTGGTGTATCCATGTTAATGCCCTCTAGAGAATTTAAATTAATACTTTTTTTAGAGGATAACATTATATTATCTTGAGTGGAATTAAATAATAATCTCCCAGAATTTAAAACTACTTGCGCTCCTAAATATTGATTTGGGGCAACAGGTTTTTCTTCCCCATATGATAGATAATCATTTTGTGATGATACTTCAATAGGAAGTTGTTGTGTTGAAGTTAGATATATAGAAGATAAATCTTTATTAATATCTTCTACTGTTAAAGATTGAGCGGAACCCGTTAATGTAACATTCTGACCATTCCTTAAAATAGTAATAGGATCACCATTTGACCCTGAAATAGACCAATTGTTTAAAGGTTGAGGTTGGGAAGGGGCTGGTACTACTTCAGTACCTTGAACTAAAATTTTAATATTAGTAACTTGATCTTTAAGATACTTAGAATCGTTTGGTTTGTCTCTTCCAGAAATATATGGTGTATCTCCTATTCTAGAATTAACACTTATATTATATTTAAAGTTTGAAAGACTTAATACTAAATCTTTTGCTTTTTGTGCCCTAATTTTAGCAAGTTCTCCTCGTGCTATATTATTAGGGTTAGG